GAGCGGAAGTCGTCGCTCATCTTGGTGAGCGTGTTGCGCATCGCCGCGATGGGCGTGAGAGCGGTGGTTTCAGACATGGATAGAACTCCTTTTGATGATGATGACCTCGGCTTTGATGAGGTCGTGGGTGATGGGATCGAATGTGAGTTTGAGGTTGTGGTTGGCGACCTGGCTTTTCTGAACACACTTTTCTGGCCAGGCCCTCCAATACGTCACCAGGTTGTCGGGCTTACGCTTGCGCATCTTTCTTCCACGTCGGTTTGAACTGGCGATAACCAGCGCGACCGCCGTAGGTCTTGCCGATCATGTCGGCGGTGATCACGGTGGGTGGTGTGTCCTTGGTGCGTGACAGGCTGATCGAGCCCAGTGGGCTGATGATCTTCTCGGCCGTCTTGACGCGCTCGAGGATGCGAGCCTTGAAACCGTCGGCCATCTTCTCGAAGTGGGCCTGCGACTGCTTCGCGGATTGGTACTGCTCGACCAGGTTGCCGAGCACGTCGTCGTCCTTGCAGTCGACGATCTCGCCCTGGTTCACCTGGCTGTAGAGCTGGGCGATCATGTCAGCGTCGCGGCTGTAGTCAGCGCTGGGAGCCTCGTTGGCGTCGACCTGCTTCCAGAAGTCCGTCACGCGCTTGGCGATGGCTTTGGCGATCTCTGGGTCGGCACGACGGAACACGATGCGGGTGGAGTTACCACCGACGAAGGGCACGATCGCACACCACTCGTAGCCCGACACCAGCATCTGGTGCTGCACCTGGAGCTCGATGTGCTCGGGCGCCTCGATGTTGCCGTTGCCGTCGTCCTTCCAGTTGCGCTTGTAGATCAGGCTGTCGACGTTCTTGATCTCCATGATCCCCTTGCCGTGCTCGGGGTGCAGGATCTCGAAGTCAAACGAGGAGCCGACGCGCAGCTCTGGGTCGCGCATGTAGACCTTGAGCGGCTGCACGACAAAGCCGTGATCCTCGGCTGCGCCGTTGGCGATCGCGGCCTCGAGGCGGTTGCCCCAGCGCATGCGCTCGCTGGGTTTGAAGCTGCCGCTCAAACCGTCGCGCTTCTCATGGAATAGCTCGAACGCTGTCTTGTAGGGCGAGAGGTCAAACAGAGCTGCGACATCGGTCGAGGTGATGTCTTTGGTGCGCAAGTCGAGCCATTCCTGCTCGGTCTGGAAGTTGATGATCTCAGTTGTCATTGTGGTTTCCTTGTTAGTGCTGGTGAAATCACATCACTGGTCGCAAGACAAAGATGTCCAGCAGGCCAGCGATGAACGCTGCGAGGTAGATGAGGGCGAGGATGTAGTTCATGCGCGGATGGTGAGGGCGTCGAGTTTGGGCTGCCATTCCTGGCGGTTCATCACGGCGTCGAGCTGGCGGCTCTCGTAGGCATCGGCAGCGCGGTCGATGCTGTCCTGCTCGCGTACCTTCTTGCAGTGCTCGGCATACTTGCGCTCGAGCCAGGCAATGGTGGTGTCGCGGATGATTTCAAAGATGTCGTGGTCGCCGAGGTAGGCGTGCCAGAGGTTTCCTGTCTCTGCCTCGAAATAGCAGTCGATGTCTGCGCAGATGTCGGGGTCGTTGATGGCGAGGTTGTCCAGATCACTGTGTTCTGCGTCGCGCTTGGCTTTCATTTCGTTCATGTTTCACTCCTGACTTGATGCCGCTGCTAAATCTGCTGCGGTGTTGAGAGTATAGCAACACTTTAGGCGAAAAATGAAGAGCCGTTAAAAATAATTCACATTTATGCGTTGTATTTACGCGACGGTCTTGATCCAGAGAATGGGTGACGCCCAGGCCAGCTCGACGTTTTGCTGGGTTCGACCAAAGGGGTCGGTGATGTTGTACGTCCCTCGCTTGTAGCCCCGCTTGACGTGTCGGATCTTGAGGCCGTCGGACTTCATGGCAACCAGCGCCATGGTGTCGATCGCCTTGTCGGGCGTGTGCTGGCGCTCGGACAGGTACAGCAGCCAGCCGTCATACATGGAGCGATCAGTGCCTGCCGTTCTCAGCTGGATAGCCACGGCATCGCTGGGCAGGCTGGGCGGCGCCTCGATCATGTCGTGCGTGCCCTCGGGGTGCAGCACCACCGTGCCGTCGGCCTGCTCCACGCCGATGATGGGAACCTGGCGCGCCGTGTTGATCGGGATGCCAGCCGCCTCGAGCACCTCCTCGGTGGAGCGCTGCAGCAGCACCGCGATCTGGGCCGCCTCCTCCAGCGTCATCTTGCGCTTGCCGCGCAGGGTGAGTGACAGGGCCCCGCTGTCGAGGCCCATCAGCTTGGCCATGCCGCGCTGCGACAGGCGCCGCTCGGCGAGGCGATCAACGAACCACTGAGTGTCGATTGTCATCACAGGTAGGCATGGCACATCACCCTGCCTCACGCAAGCGTCGATGCCTTTACGGACGCGCTGAGAATACGGCATAATGTTGCGAAATGCACAACGGTCTGATTCCCCCCTCGAAATTGGTTGTTGCCTCGTTTGGCGGGGTGCGCGCAGCTGCGCGCCTGCTGGCATGCGAACCATCGACAGTCTCACGCTGGAACAAAACAGGGCTCATCCCAGCGCACTTTCAGCGCCAGGTTCTCGAGCTCGCGTGGCAGCAAGGCGTCGACCTCACTGCGCACGACATCATCTTCGGGCGGTCAGTGTGATTGAGATGACGTTGCCATGGCCTCCCTCGGTCAACTCGTACTGGCGTCATCCGACCAGGGGAAAGCTGGCAGGTCGTCACCTGATCAGCGAGGAGGGCAGACGTTACCGATCGCTCATAGCCCAACTCACATTTGTTAACAAGCTCTCACTTAATCTAAGCGGCAGTCTGTCAGTCCAGATTGACGCTTTCCCACCCGACCGCAGGCGGCGCGACCTGGACAACATCCTCAAGGCGCTGCTCGACGCAATCACCCACGCCAGGGTGATCGAGGACGACAGTTGCATCGATGACCTGCGCATCGTGCGGCAACCCCCTCGAGCAAATGGCGAAATCCATCTGACAATCTCTGAAAGTGAAACATGAACCTAGCAATTTTCGGCGGCCGCCTCGGCCGTGATGCCGAGCTCAACAAGATGTCCAACGGCGACCCCGTGGCCAACTTTGCCATCGCCATCGACGTTGGCACACGCGACAACCCCAAGACCATGTGGGTGGACTGCGCCCTGTTCGGCGAGCGCGCCAACAAGCTGCAGCAGTACCTCACCAAGGGCCTCAAGGTGACCGTCTCTGGCCGTGTCAGCCTGGCCGAGTTCCAGGCGCGTGACGGCTCGAACAAGACAGCCCTGCGCCTGACCTGCACCGACATCGATATGCACTTGCCGCCCCGCGAGCCAGGCAGCACTGGCGGCTACGAGCGCCCAGCTGCATCGCCTGCACCAGCTCGAGAGCGCGCACCGTCACCTGGGGCACGTCGCCCCGAGGACGACATGGACGACGACATACCCTTCTAAGGTTTCGAGGGTGGCGCAGGCTCATCCCGAGCTACAGGACTGTGTCACCCTCACCTGTAAGCCAGACGTAAAAAACGAGGTTAAAATGATCACAACGCTTGGCGGCGTATTCATAGTGGGGTTTCACATGCTGTCTGTCGGTACTATGCCGATCCGCCAACGCCTCGCAAGAGGTGAGACAGCAGGTGAAGCCCTTTTTTTATCGGGACTTGTATGAACTACTACGAGCACCACCTCGGCGACTATGCGCAGGCGACCGCGCATCTGTCGTTCGTGGAGGATGCGGCCTACAGCAGGCTGATCAGGAAATACTACGCGCAGGAAAAGCCCCTCCCCGCTGACCTTGCCATCACCCAGCGCCTGGTTGGCGCTCGCACGAAAGAGGAGCGCGAGGCCGTCGAGGTCGTGTTGTCAGAGTTCTTTGAACTGCGCGACGACGGCTGGCACAACAGGCGCTGCGACGAGGAAATCGAACGCTATCGAGAGAAGCAGGCGAAGGCCAAACGCAGTGCTGAAGCGCGCTGGAATCGAGAGCCGCAGCATACCGAACGCAATGCGAACGCAATGCGAACGCATAGCGAAGGCAATGCTCACCAGACACCAGACACCAATCACCAGACACCAGTATCTTCTTCTACGAAGAAGAAGGGCACACCTGTCGGCAAGCCTGTCGACGTGAGCGAGGAGGTTTGGGCTTCATTCCTGACAGTCCGAAAAGCCAAGAAGGCGGCCGTCACTGATCTGGCCATCCTTGGCCTGCGACGTGAAGCCGTGAAGGCAGGCATCGACCTAGAGCAAGCCATCACCGTCTGCTGCGAGCGAGGCTGGGCAGGGTTCAAGGCTGAGTGGTGGGTGAAGGACAACAAGCCAGCACAGCGCCAGGCCGAGAGCTTCTACGAACGCGACCAGCGCCTCAAGCGAGAGCGCTGGGAGGAGATGACAGGCCGCAAGTGGCCGACCGAGAACGATCCCAACGTGATCGATGCAACCACCACCACCTTGGAGATCGAGCAATGAGCCTGCCCATGAAAGCAATCGACCGCCTGTTCGAGCGCCTCGGCGCAACCTACGGCAGAGGCTGGACAGCTCAGTGGGACGTTGTCCCCCTGGCTGATGTGAAGACAGCCTGGGCACATGAGCTGTCGGCCTACAGCCACAACCTCGAGGCTATCGCCTACGCCCTGGAGAACCTGCCACCTCGAGCTCCCAACGCCATCGAGTTCAAGCAGCTCTGCCGCATGGCGCCGCGCAAGGAGGAGGCCCCTGCCCTCACCTATGTGAAGGCTGACCCAGCTCGCGTGCAGGCTGAGATGGCCAAGCTGCGCGAGGCGTTCAAGGCCAAGCCATCGACAGGCTACGATCCCAAGGCATGGGCGCACATCATCATCGCCAGGCATGACGCAGGGGACAAGATCCGACCGCTCAATCTGCGCTTCGCACGCGAGGCATTGGGAGCAGCGGCATGATTTCAACTTACGTCCAACACGGCGGCAAGACCTATCTTGTGTCGACGATAAATCGAGACAGCTCATCAATGGAAGGTGGGCGCTATTCCGAAACAATGGTTTGGGAGTGGGATGCAAGCAAGCGACAGCGAGCATCCAACGAAATACTGCTCCAAGCCGAGGGGCCAGAAGGTTCTATTTACACGCACCAAAAAGTTGTTGATCGCGTCTTTTGTTTTGGCATTAGGGAGCAGTCATGACGATCGAAAAAGCCCACAAAATCCTCAACGCAGTGCGCGCTGGCGTTCATTACCCGCTGCACATCATCAACACCGCGCTGGCTGTGACAGGTGACCTGCGATGATGACCCTCGTCCTGATCATGGCCCTGATCGATTTTGTTTTCCTGGAGGATTGAGGTGCTCGAGCTCATCAAGACCTACACCAGCAACCACCGAGGCGTGGTCGTCAACCTCGCCTACCGCTGCACCAGGTGCGAGCGGATCTTCCCCGACATCACCGACCGCGAGGCGGCCATCTTTCACGACTGCAAAGGAAAAAAATGACACTCGAAGAACTAACCCAGACCCTGCGCATGGCAGCGGTCAACGAGAACACAATCACGGCGATGACCAACGCCTACAACTTGGGGTTTGAGGCTGCACAGCGCCAGCCGCTGACGGATGAGATGGTGACTGCCGCTGCACGGATGTTGAGCGACCGCCAAGCCGCTGCGTGCAACGTGGATTGCGGTGATATGTGGAAGCTGCACGGAAACGACTTCATTGACGATGCACGTGCTGCCTTGGAAGCCGCCCATGGCATCAAGGAGGCAGCATGAGCATCCACATCCATGCACCCAAAGGCTACTACCTCGGCCAGGTCAGACGGACATGGCAGCGCAAGTGGCGCACAGTCACTGGCGAAGTGCCAGAAGCCAAGATGGCCATGTCGGTCGCTGTTCTGAAAATGGAGAAGGACGACAACCGCGCACGGGTAATTTTTTGCACCCCGTACTACGACCCGAACGTCGTGATGGAGTGCAGCCGATGACCACCACCTGGTCCGAAGAGCACCGCCACCAGTGCGAAGTGCGTGACATCCTGGTCAAACGCCGCCAGAAGGGCTCCAACTGGGCTTGGGAATACTTGGACAAGGTCGAGAAGTCTCGAGGGCGTGTAGCCCGTCAGAAGCTCGAGGCCGATGTCGTCGACCAGTGGCGCAACGGAAACCGTGGAGAGCATGGCATGTGGATTGTCCCCTCTGTTGCGTAAATCACATCACCGCTTAGAATGAAACTATGACTACCGAATCCACCAAGCAGGGAGACAAGCGCATGGGCCGCCCTCCCGAGCCAGTACCGAAAGACAAGGCCGAAGAGATCATTGAATGGATTTCGTCAGGCCATACCTTGCGTGAGTTTTGCCGGCAAGAAGGAAACCCAGCGTGGCGCACCGTTTATCTTTGGCTGGAGAAAGACGAAGACTTTGCTGCACGCTTCGCGCGCGCACGGGAACTTGGCGAGGACGCGATCGCTGCCGAAGTGCTGGAGATCATCGACACCGAAGCAGAGATGGCCACCAGCTCGGGCAAGGACAGCTACAGCGAGCACCGCGACAGCGCGCACGTCAGCTGGCTCAAGAACCGAGCCGAAATGCGCCTCAAGCTGTTGGCCAAGTGGAACCCCAAGAAGTGGGGCGACAAGATCGACGTGACCAGCAAGGGCGAGAAAACAGGCCTCGCCATCAACATCGACCTGGGGGAGAAAGCATGACGACACACGACTTGGGCTACTTCGCACTCGGCGCAGGCTTCGTCCTGACCATCAGAGTGTTGATCGCGTTCTTCGAGTTCAAGGAGCAGGCCAGCAAGGCTGTGGACGGCAACGACATGGTCGTGCACCAGCCTGAGTTTGCCACCCACTACATGGAGCGCGAGGCTCGCCGTGTTGAGCGGCCGCTGTACGAGAAGAGCACTCCTGGCTTCGTGGTGCGCCAGGTCGACATTGACAGCGCCCACATGCGTGGAGCTCGAGCAGAATGATCTGGCTGTTTTTCACCCACTTGGTCGCGGTCTGGTTTGGCGCTGGTGTTGGGTTTTCCACAGCAGCGTTGATGATCGCCTGTCGCGATGATTGAGATCAACTACAAGCCGCCAGGGCCAGTGGCCCGTGCCTTCCTGCGCGACAGCTCGTTCTTTCGCGGGATCATGGGGCCGTTCGGCTCTGGCAAGTCCACCGTCTGCATCATGGACATGCTGGCCAAGTCCTGCCAGCAGGCCGTGTGTGCCGACGGCAAGCGCAAGACGCGCTGGGCTGTCGTGCGTAACACCTACCCCGAGCTGCGCACCACCACGATCAAGTCCTGGCATCAGTGGATCCCGCCATCGATCGGCCGCTGGGTCGACACGGGGCCACCCACCCATCACATCACCGAGGGCGAGCTCGACATGGAGGTCATCTTCGTGTCGCTCGATCGTCCCGACGACGTGGCCAAGCTGCTCGGCATGGAGCTGACAGGCGCCTGGGTCGACGAGGCACGCGAAGTGCCCAAGGCCGTGATCGATGGCCTGACGGGCCGTGTGGGCCGCTTCCCCTCGGTCATGATGGGTGGCTGCACCTGGTCAGGCATCATCGCCTCGACCAACCCGCCCGACACCGATCACTGGTGGTACAAGATGGCCGAGGAGACGAAGCCCGAGGGCTGGCGCTTCTTCCGTCAGCCATCAGGCATGGCGCCCGATGCCGAGAACCGCGACCACCTGCCGCCCAACTACTACGAGCGCCAGGTCGCAGGCAAAGACGAGGATTGGGTCAAGGTCTACGTCCACGGCGACTATGGCTTCGTGCGCACGGGCAAGCCGATCTATCCCGAATACAAGGACAGCCTGCACTGCCGCGAGTTCGACCTCATGCCTGGTCAGCCGATCTATGTCGGCATCGATTTCGGGCTGACGCCTGCGGCCGTGTTCGCGCAGAAGACACCCATGGGCCAGTGGCGCTGGCACAGCGAGCTCGTCACCGAAGACATGGGCATGGTGCGCTTCTCCGAGCTGATGCGCGGCCACATGGCCACGATGTACCCAGGCTTCGCCTTCGCCAACATCACGGGCGACCCTGCGGGTGACACGCGCGCGCAGACCGACGAGACGACACCCTTCCAGATCCTGCGTGCCCAGCAGATCCCCGCGCAGCCTGCGCCCACCAACGACTTCATCAAGCGCCGCGAGAGTGTGGCCGTCGCCCTGTCGCGCCTCATCGATGGCGTGCCTGGCCTGGTGATCCACCCGCAATGTCAAATGCTACGCAAAGGCATGGCAGGGGGCTACAATTACAAGCGACTACAAGTCACGGGTGAAGAGCGCTACCGCGATGTGCCAGACAAGAACATGTATTCCCACGTCTGCGAGGCTGGGCAATACCTCATGGCTGGCGCAGGCGAGGCCAAGACACTCGTCAGGCGCGAGCGCAATGCGTTTCGGCAGGCGCGCGCAACAACCGACTACTCGATCATGGGGTAAACATGGGCGGCTTATTCAGCAAACCAAAGATCGTGATGCCAGCAGCAGCACCCACGCCACCAGCACCAGCACCAGCGCCGACCATCGACGCTGCGCGCCAGGTGCAGCAAGCCAACGACCAGGCCGCTCAACGCCAGGGTCGTGCTGCCGCCATCCTGACCAGTGACCAGGGCGATCTGACGCCTGTGGAAACTGGCTCCAAGAAACTCCTGGGAGCCTGACATGGGTTTCGGACTAGGAAGCCTGAACCCCGTCAGGATCGCCAGCAACGTCGTCAGCACTGCGAAGGACGTGAAGGACAAGGCGGTCGACACCGTCAGCTCGGTCGGCAGTGCTGTCACTGATGTCGCCAAAGGCACGGCCGCCCTGGTGGGTGACACAGCCAAGGCCGCTGGCAGCGTCGTCACCGACACCGCGAAAGCAGCAACCAGTGCGCTTGGCTCGACAGCCCAGGCCGCAGGCTCTGCCATCACCGATACAGCCAAGGCTGCAGGCGATGTGCTTGGCAGTGCAACGAGCGCCGTGGGCGACGTGGCCAAGAGCGCAGGCGATGCCGTCGTCGATGTCGTCAAAGGTGCTGGTGACGTGGTCACAGGCACTGTCAAAGGCGCAGGCGGCGCGGTCGAGGATGCTGCCAAAGGCATCGGCAACTTTGCCAAGACCGACGCAGGCAAGGCCGCACTGGCTGGCGCTGCGCTCTACTTCGCACCCGAGTTCGGCTTCACGGGCGGCCTCGGGGCCAATTCATCAGCCGCTGCCACTGCTGCTGGTGAAGGCGCTGTCACCTCCCCTGTTCTGTCTGGTGCTGTCGAAGAGACGGCGCTCGGCCAGATCGGTGAGGCCGCAGCTACAGGCGCTGCTGGTGTTCCCGTGGTGGACGCCGTGGCCACACCTGTCAGCCAGATCGGCACAGACGTTCTGACCAAGGAGCAGCTCGCCAGCGTGGCGGCCATCAACGGCGTTGGCGGCATGAGCGCCACCGATGCCCTGCTCTACGGTGCAGGCGGCGCAGTCGCAGCCACCGAGGGGATCAAGGCGATCGCCAACTCGATCACGCCAGAGGTCGTCACCGAAAGCCCCAGCAGCACCAGCGGAACGAGCTCACTGATCGACATGACGCTGGGCGAGAAGCGCGCCAGCTCACAAGACATGGCCGACATCCAAGACTTTCAGGCGCGCGCGTCGCAGCGCAGCCGAACCCGTGGCGCATCGATCCTGGCAGGCAATGCCGCCCGTGGCGCCGTCGGGACTTACCAACTCACAGGAGCCTAACCCATGTCCGACACTCGCGTTGATGACATCATTCGTCGGCAGGAGAAGATGGCCAAAGACCGCGCCGTCTTCGACAGCCACTGGCGCGAGATCGCCCAGCGGATCCTGCCGCGCGCCGACCACTTCCGCACCAACCGCCAGCCAGGCGACAAGCACACAGAATTCATCTTCGACGCCACGGCCAACCTGGCGCTCGAGCGCTTCGGCGCCGCCATGGAGAGCATGCTCACGCCACGCACGCAACGCTGGCACAAGCTCAAGACTGGCATCCCCGAGCTCGACGAGCAGCAGGAGGTGCAGGAGTACCTCGACGAGGTCACCAAGATCCTGTTCCAGGCTCGCTACGCCCCGCGCGCAAACTTCGCCAGCCAGGCCAATGAGTGCTACCTGGCGCTTGGCGCCTTCGGCACGAATGGCCTCTTCATCGACGACATGATCGGCCACGGCATCCGCTACCGCTCGGTGGCCTTGTCCGAGCTCTACATTGCCGAGAACCACCAGGGCATGGTCGACACCGTGCACCGTCGCTTCCCAATGACGGCACGCCAGGCGGCCCAGCGCTTTGGCCTCAAGGTGCTGCCCGAGATCATCCAGAAGGCCGTGGAGAAGGAGCCCGACCGCAACTTCGACTTCATTCACGCTGTCTGCCCACGCGAGGAGATCGACGGCAGCCGCAAGGACTACAAGGGCATGCCGATCGCCAGCTGTTACCTGGCGCTGGAAGGCCGCACCATGCTGAGTGAGGGCGGCTACCACACCATGCCCTACGCCGTTGGTAGATACGTCACGGGCCCCAAGGAGGTCTATGGGCGCTCGCCTGCGATGACCGTGCTGCCCGACATCAAGATGCTCAACGAGATGAGCAAGACGGTGATCCGCGCAGCCCACAAGATCGTGGA